GGGATGCGCTCCGGATGAATATGATGATCTCATATCAGGAACTTGTTCGCACCTTCCCTTACACACAGCGCAATGTTGTTAGATTACCCCAGCATGGATCATGGGTGAAACAGTAGGTCAGAGCTTCAGGCTCTGTGTTGTCAATACAGTGAGGCATAATTATGGCTTTCATTCAACCAACCATCGACGACGTTAGACATTGCTCTAACGCTTTATCTGTAGACCCTGCCGAAACCGACGCTGCCCGCGCCATTGCTGAACACTACTCAAAGATATCCAATCAGGAGTACCGCATCACCCAAGACGACCTGGATGACCTCACTGACACAATCGAATATCTCATGGCAACTAACCAGTTAGACTCACAATAAATGCACTAATAAATCTATTATTTTTGTTTGATCCCTCTATAATATAGGTCAGTAATGACCGGTTTTCTCAGCCGGGCGTTATTGACCATGTCAATTCTGGAGGAGGATCAATGATAAATTATGTCTACGGCGAACAACTGTACCAGGAGTTCGTCAGCTTCAGGGATCTCTTTCTAAAAAAAGCTGTTGCACGCGCCCAACACGTTGATACAGCCAGCGACGGTCGTCCTGTACGCCCGGTTGTCGTTCTACCGTTCAAAGAAACTGACAGCATTCAGGCTGAAATTGATAAATGGACTTTAATGGCGCGGGAACTGGAACAGTACCCAGACCTCAATATCCCAAAGACTATTTTATATCCAGTGCCTAACATCCTTCGCGGTGTTCGCAAGGTTACAACTTATCAGACAGAAGCTGTGAACAGCGTCAACATGACCGCTGGCCGCATTATTCATCTGATTGATAAGGACATTCGCATCCAAAAAAGCGCGGGGATCAATGAGCACAGTGCGAAATACATAGAGAACCTGGAAGCAACAAAAGAGCTAATGAAGCAGTACCCAGAGGATGAAAAATTCCGTATGCGCGTACACGGCTTTAGCGAAACAATGCTGCGCGTCCACTACATTTCCAGTAGCCCTAACTACAATGATGGTAAATCAGTGAGTTACCATGTGCCACTGTGTGGCGTGTTTATCTGCGATGAAACTCTCCGTGATGGAATTATCATCAACGGTGAATTCGAAAAAGCAAAATTTAGCCTTTATGACTCCATAGAACCGATCATCTGCGACCGCTGGCCGCAAGCAAAAATATATCGCCTGGCAGATATTGAAAATGTAAAAAAACAAATTGCCATCACTCGCGAAGAGAAAAAGGTCAAATCAGCCGCATCAGTTACGCGCAGCCGCAAAACTAAGAAGGGGCAGCCAGTAAACGACAACCCCGAAAGCGCGCAATAGTTTCCATCCGGCATGGTTAATGAGTTATTCATTAAGCCATGCCAGAGCTTCATCAACCTGCGCTTCGTCTTCGACGCTAAGCACTTCATCTTGGGGAACATAGTTCGCCAACATAGCGAAACAATATGTATCCCAATGGTCCGGTGAGTGCAGGTTGAGTTTTTTCTTCATATCTTCCTTTGACATCACCTTCCATTGACCTGCGGAATTTATCCCTACCGGTATCTTTGATGCTTCCTCTATAGTCGCAGCCCCCTTATCAAGCCTCATACGCCCTGATTTTACAGCTTCTGCCGCCTGAATATTCGCGAAAGCGCGCATATCGAAATAAAGGCTTTTATCTTCACGGCTGTGCATCTTTTTACCCCAGCGGATACGCTGGACGGTAATGCCATAGCGTTCGTACATTAGATCAGCCGTCGATTTCCCCAAGCCATCGCCATCAATAGCTATGGTTATGTTCGGGAACCGTTCTGGGTTACATTCTGCGAAAATCTTGGCGGCTAACTGCGTTTCTGTAACGTCTGTGTATTCCAGCATACGATAGTTGATTACACGGCGTTTATTTCGCTGGCCGGACACCATCATGATATTAATAACGGACTTATCTCGTCCTGTGCCACCAGCAACGTCAACACATGCAACCCAGCCCCATCCTTTGGCAATCTTGACCTTTCGCCGCGTCGCCCGCTCAACCTCATCACGACCAAGAAGAAAGCCATCTTGAGATTTGGGAAATTCACCACGTACTTTGATCATGTACATGGGGTTATCACGACCGCCATACTCCGCAAGTTTTGCTCGTATAAATTTTGCATCTACAAGCGGAGATTCTTCACTATTCAGTATTATCGCAGTAAACAATCCATCAGGATTTCCCGGGCGAATAGCTAGTCTGTGGTGTGAATCGTAGAAATAGCCTGAAGGTCGCGTAGGCTGGGAAAGAAGCAGAATACGGTTATCCTTACCGGTCAGCGCACCTGTTATCACACTGAATGCTTTATCACTCACACCCGACGCTTCGTCGATGATATACAAGAGATGATCGGCGTGTTCACCAGCCAACGCCTCCTCATTTCCGGGGCGACAGGACTTTATCAATATTGTCCAAACACCCTTGCCAGTCACCTCAAAAAAAGACGTTTCTGTAAGAATGAAATACTTCGACAACCACGGGAATCTGCTAACAGCAGTAGCCCAATTGCTCTTTATGTATTTGAAAATACCATCAAGGACTTGCTGTCTTTTGTTAGCGACCAGAATGACGCGAGCGCCGGGGAAAAACATGATGAAGAGTATTGCAATGATACTCGTCATATCCGATTTACCAGTACCATGGCCGGAGGTCACACTTGTCCAACTGCCGTCCTGCTGCGTGGACTCAATGATCTCATCCTGCTGCCAGGTTGGTGTCTTCCCAAACAACACATCAGCGGCCGCAATCCAGTCATAACGATATAGCGCCACCAGCTCGCGCCAACGTGGGTCCGTTACGCAACTTCTGGCCATTAATCATCATCCCCGTACAGTTTGCGGGTAACTTCTTCGTCTTCCTCCTCGTCTTCGTCCAGATCCTGTTCAAGCCATGCTTCGTTTGATATGCCTTCCGCATCGACATCACCATAACCACCTGTATCGACGATATCGGCAATTTCTTCTCTACGATGCTCAATCCACAATGCCGCATCAGCGCGGCGGCTGGCGGCCCGTTCTCGCGCGATTTTATCCAGATCTTCAAGTGATGGAGCGCCAGATGCTGTTTGGTTTTCCTCATCATCGGTATTGGTCTTAGGAGCACGCAGATCGGCTTTGATTTGCTCCAGCATCAGGGGCGGCACTTTTCCTCCATGCGCCTCGATGAATTCAGCCGCTTCCAGCACTGACCAGTTATTTTCACGCTTTCGTTCGTATGCCAGCTTAACAATGCCAGCTTGCCCCATAGATAAAGCGTGCTTTTCCGCCTCCCGGCTTTCTTTTCGATAGTTATTCCGGATGCTGTAAATGGTGTTGATCAGGCTGCTTATCTGCGCGGAACAGCTGTTTAGCATGCTCGCGATACGGTATTCAGGCGGAGTACCTTCATCATCGTCTTTTTGCTGATCGCGCATTTCCTGCACCAGGCGAATACACGTATCCCTGGCGTTCTCCAGCATAAGGAGATGAGAAAGAGACTTTTCCAGAAGAGTGGTTTCCAGAACATCGGCCCCGGACCGACGCAACATAGCGCGCGCGGCCTTCCGCGCTTCAACGTTATCTATCAGGTAATCGCCAGCTTCGAATTCAAAGCGTTCACCATCATCATCCAGGGTGTCGCGTTCCAGGCGATCACGTAAGGTACGGTGGGCGCGGGTGATCACGTCATGATCATCAGAACGATCATTTATGCGCTTATTTTGGCGCTTAGCGTTCTCGACTGCGGCACTAACAACAGCATTAACTTTTTGTTTTTCAGCCATTTCAGCCACAACGTAATCACCTGCACGTTGATCATTAGCGTGATCAATGATCATGCTTTTTAGTGGTTTCCTGACAGGCTTATTTGGCTTACGGCTGTCCGCTGTTCCGGTGTCTTCTTTGAATGCACGGAGATAACGACGTGCGGTATTAGGGTTAAGATTAAACTCGGCGGCATACTGTGCGATGGTGTAACCACCATCTCGCGCCAGGCGAGCAAAATTCTTCTTGTGATCGTCCCAGGTCACTTATGCTTCCTTTCGTAAAAACTCTTTTTGACGCGAGGGTAACGAAAGTCACATGTCAAAAGGCCCGGAACGGGCAAGCAATCAATCAGATACGTGCGGATGTGGCATTACCGTAATGACGGTGCTGACGGGCCACCTTATTGAAAAGTTGACGCGCCATTACCCAAGGCTGGTGCTCCCGGCGTTCCTTTTCGTCCTGCGTCATATAGAGTTCGTTCTGGAGTTTTTCATCAAACCGGCGCGGAGCGCGGCTACGGCGAAAGAATTCAGGATTCAGAGAGTGGATCTGAAATCTACGTGGGCGTGTACTGTCATCTATCAAAACAGACGAATACTTAGACACAGCGATAGCCTTTAAGCGCAGATAAACATCGCGCTTATCGACATCCAGATGCGGGTATTCCTTTTCAAGAATTGCTGCGAGTTCTTTCGCTGATAGAAGAGATTTAGTGCGGATCATGTAATCCGCAATCTCGTACGATGTTATTCGTGAGTGATTTATTTCCATGAAGTGGCGTCCCTGCCAGTTAAGTAACATCCTGTCACCTACTGATTAGCCCATGTCAACTAATCAACGTGGAATATAATACCCTCGATTAAAGAAATAGCAATACATTAGAGCAATTTTATCTAACACTCGACGAATGACTTGTGATAACGCCCACTCCAAGCGCGTAATCAAAGAACAATCGTTGATGCATCGCCAACCTACCGTGCGTCTTCTCCCAATTATCGCGGTCACGCTCAATATCACGCTGGCATGACTGGCACAGAGGAATTGCGTAAATGTCATGCGCGCATAATCGACTATGACGAACGATATAAGGCGTAATGTGAGCGCCAGCTCCCGCAGCTCCACACCCACAGCATGGACGGGAAGCAACAAAGTCCATGTACTCAGGTAATTTTAGCGATTGCAGTTTTGGTATTTTGAAATGCGCCATGCCAGGGTCGGAGTCAACATCCACAGGGCATACTTTTGCACGCATCGGCGCGGCGCGTTCTTCCATCATCTGCACATATGCTGTAGCGCGATCGTCATACGGGCGAATATCCGCCTCTTTCAGAGGTCCGCTATCCTGCGGAGTAGCCTTCATCTTATTTATTGATATGCGGCAGACTTCTTCCGGCATCAGGTGCATCATGTTGCGCATGAAAGCCCACCAGCACAGCTCCTGAATACTTAAATCATGGCTATTTGAAAGGCCCATTTCCTGACGGGCGACATCCAGTATCCAGTTAACGCGATTATTGTGCAGCGTTTCTTTCAGCTCATTAAAACCACGCATCCGATAATGGTTATCGTGATGCCAGCACAACAACACCGCGCTATTGTCTCGTTCAGCGTGGACAATATGGTTGTCACACCAACTACGATCTGCGGCCTGGCATTGACCCTCTTTCCTACGCAACCACGCCACCAGCGCGTCAATTCCACCAATACGGCGAAACAGTTCATCGCTGTTAAAAAACGGCTGCAACGCCTCATTTGTTGCCATGGTTTGCTCGGTAACAACGAGGCCGTCTTCCATGTGCTCGATTAACTCACGCGGCACCGGCTCCATAATAAATTTACGGCCAGCCTCCACCAGCTTTCTGACCTCCTGATCCACTTTGAACGTGGCGAGGCCAAGCTCTTTCTGTACAAAGGGAGTAATTACGGCTTTCACATCACACCTTTCATCACTGATTGGGCTTTATCTGCTGCCCGGCATTCTCTGTTTAAGCGCAACCATTTCCTGACGGCATAACACAGCAATAGCGGTCCTGACTCCAATTTGCTTACCAACCAGGTATTGCTTTACCTTGCGGCGACTCACGCCATCAAGAAGCATCTTTAACGCTTCACGGGACAATTTGTTGTATTTGCGTGCCATTAATCTACTCCGCAGAACCATACAATCTACGTAACGTGTCGGCGACAGAAGATACAGATATCTCTCCGGTCGCAGCCCCTACGGTAAGGTCTGCCAGTTCAGGTGAATCAAATACCTGCACCCCGTTACGGCGTAGAAATAACAGCGCACTGTTTAGCGCGGTACGCTTATTGGCATCATTGAATATATGCCCTCTCGCTGTAGCCACCAGGTAGGTGGCGGAGACTTCGAAAAGGTCGGTGATCTCTTCGTAGGCAACTCTGGCCTGAACTCTCCCGATAATGGCCTCTGCCCTACCCGGATCTGACATGCCCGGCAGGCCGCCGTAGCGGTTTATATTCGCATCATGAAGCGCAATAAGTTCTTCCGGTGATATATGCCTCATTATCGGTTAACCAGTTCCTTGTTGGTGGAGTCCAGGGTGTCAAACAGGGATGCAAATTCAGCATCCAGCGCCGCTTTTTTGTAGGCTTCGAAAGTAGCCTTGCTGACAATTACTGCTGGCTCACGGCCTCTGCGGGTGATTTCAACCTCTTCCCCGGCTTCAACATTGTTGAGCACTTCAGAAAGGTTGCCACGCGCGGTACGGAAGTTAATGGATTGCATAAACACCTCGTGTACTCGTTATGTGTACACAATTATAAACTTCACAGGCATAAAGCACCAGCACTTTGCGGCTTAACAAACCTCTAGGCAGGTCATTCGTAGCCTAATGTCCGAACTGCTAAAGCATCCAAGTTGCTGTAGAATCACCGCCAATTACATAAGCCTGAAATAAGTGGATGAAAATGACAAGTATTCAACAACGTGCAGAGCTTCATCGTCAAATCTGGCAAATTGCTAACGATGTCAGGGGTTCGGTCGATGGATGGGATTTTAAGCAATACGTTCTGGGCGCACTTTTCTACCGTTTTATCAGCGAAAATTTTTCCAGCTATATTGAAGCCGGTGATGACAGTATCTGTTATGCGAAACTGGATGACAGCGTAATTACTGATGACATTAAAGACGATGCCATCAAAACTAAAGGCTACTTCATCTACCCCAGTCAGCTTTTCTGCAACGTAGCTGCGAAAGCAAATACTAATGACAGACTGAATGCAGATTTAAACAGCATCTTCGTTGCTATCGAAAGTTCTGCTTACGGTTATCCTTCAGAAGCTGACATCAAAGGTTTGTTTGCTGATTTCGATACCACCAGTAACCGCCTGGGTAACACCGTTAAAGATAAAAATGCCCGCCTGGCTGCGGTTCTGAAAGGGGTTGAAGGGTTAAAACTTGGTGACTTCAACGAACATCAGATTGACCTGTTCGGTGATGCCTATGAGTTCCTGATTTCTAACTATGCGGCAAATGCCGGTAAGTCAGGCGGTGAGTTCTTTACACCGCAGCACGTCTCCAAGCTGATTGCACAACTGGCTATGCACGGGCAGACCAGCGTTAACAAAATCTACGACCCGGCAGCGGGTTCCGGCTCACTGTTGTTGCAGGCGAAAAAACAGTTTGATAACCATATCATCGAAGAAGGCTTTTTCGGTCAGGAAATCAACCATACGACCTATAACCTGGCGCGTATGAACATGTTTTTGCACAATATCAACTACGACAAGTTTGATATCAAGCTGGGCAATACGCTGACTGAGCCGCACTTCAGAGATGAAAAACCGTTTGACGCCATCGTATCTAACCCACCGTATTCGGTGAAATGGATTGGCAGCGATGACCCGACGCTGATTAACGATGAACGTTTTGCCCCGGCTGGCGTTCTGGCCCCCAAATCCAAAGCTGACTTTGCGTTTGTACTACATGCGCTGAACTATCTTTCGGCCAAAGGTCGCGCCGCGATTGTCTGCTTCCCGGGTATTTTTTACCGTGGCGGCGCGGAGCAGAAAATCCGTCAGTATCTGGTCGACAATAACTATGTCGAAACCGTGATTTCACTCGCACCGAACCTGTTCTTTGGCACCACCATTGCCGTAAATATTCTGGTGCTGTCTAAACATAAAACGGATACCAAAGTTCAGTTTATTGATGCCAGCGAACTGTTCAAAAAAGAGACTAACAACAACATTCTGACCGATGCCCATATAGAAAAAATTATGCAGGTATTTGCCAGCAAGGAAGATGTTGCTCATCTGGCAAAATCTGTCGCGTTTGAAGCCGTTGTCGCGAATGACTATAACCTGTCGGTGAGCAGCTATGTGGAAGCGAAAGATAACCGCGAAATTATCGATATCGGTGAGCTGAATGCTGAGCTGAAAACCACGGTCAGCAAAATCGACCAGTTGCGTAAAGATATTGATGCAATTGTGGCTGAAATTGAAGGCTGCGAGGTGCAAAAATGAGCGAGTTAAGTTATCTGGAAAAATTGCTGGATGGGGTTGAGGTTGAGTGGAAACCCTTGAAGGATGTTTGTGATTTTAAAAATGGATTTGCATTTAAAAGCAGCTTATTTAAAGAAACTGGGTTACCGATAGTCAGAATCACAAATATAGATGGATTTAATGTTGACTTAGATGAGGTGAAATACTTTTCACTAAATGATTACAAGGAAGATTTATCCTCCTTTGAGGTATCTATGGGAAATATATTGATTGCAATGTCAGGTGCCACTACAGGAAAGGTAGGAATTTATAAAAAAGGAACAAAATGTTATCTTAACCAACGGGTTGGGAAATTCATACCCAAAGAAAATATTCTAAACAATAATTATTTATACCATTTTTTATTGTTAAATACAGAGACTATTTATATCCTCGCCGGGGGCGGAGCACAACCGAACCTAAGCTCAAATGCATTGATGTCAAAACTACTCATCCCAATCCCTTGCCCGGATAATCCGGAAAAATCCCTTGCCATCCAGTCTGAAATCGTTCGGATTCTGGATAAATTTACTGCACTTACCGCTGAGCTTACCGCTGAGCTTAACATGCGTAAAAAACAGTACAACTACTATCGCGACCAATTGCTGAGTTTTGATGAGGGTGAGGTTGAGTGGAAGGCATTGGGAGAAGTAGCCAAAATACAACGAGGGGCATCCCCCAGACCAATTGTTAATTATCTTACTGAACAAGGAAATGGTATCCCATGGATTAAAATCGGAGATACTATACCCGGCTCTAAATACATTGACAAAACCTTACAAAAAATAACTGCAGAGGGTGCCCAAAAATCGCGAATCTTGAACCCCGGTGATTTCGTCATTTCTAACTCTATGAGCTTTGGCAGACCATATATTTTAAGGATAACCGGAGCTATCCATGATGGATGGGCATCAATCAGCAATTTTGGTGAAAAATTAAATGCTGATTATCTGTATCACTATCTTTCATCAAAAAAGGTGAAAAATTATTGGGAAAGTAAAATCAATAGCGGGTCGGTCAGTAACTTGAATGCAGATATTATAAAAACATTACCAGTGCCATTGCCTGATAAACAGAAACAAGAGCGAATATCTGCTCTGCTCGATAAATTCGACACCCTGACCAACTCCATCACCGAAGGTCTTCCGCGTGAAATCGAGTTGCGCCAGAAACAATACGAGTACTATCGTGATTTACTGTTCAGTTTCCCAACACCTGAAACTGTCAGTAATTAATTGACCATTGCTACCGACCGGGCCACCTTAACACCCGGTCTGTATATAGACTATTTTTTACGCGCCGGAAGTCACTCTTAACGCCCTTCCGGCCCTTGCCAGGCGGCACAAAGGATGCGCTATGACTCATCAAACACACACCATTGCTGAATCCAATAACTTTATCGTCCTTGATAAGTACATCAAAGCTGAGCAAACAGGCGACAGCTACCAGAGCGAATCGGACCTGGAACGTGAACTGATTCAGGACCTGCGGAATCAGGGCTATGAATTTATATCCGTAAAATCTCAGTCGGCTATGCTGTCCAATGTTCGGGAACAGCTTCAGAGCCTCAATGGTGTGGTGTTTAATGACAGCGAGTGGCGGCGTTTCACGGAGCAGTATCTGGACAACCCGAGCGATGGCATTCTGGATAAGACCCGTAAAATCCATATCGACTATATTTGCGACTTTATTTTTGATGACGAGCGACTTGAGAACATCTATTTGATAGATAAAAAGAATCTCATGCGCAATAAGGTGCAGATTATCCAGCAGTTTGAACAGACGGGTTCTCATGCTAACCGTTATGACGTCACGATCCTGGTTAATGGCTTACCACTGGTACAAATCGAACTGAAAAAGCGCGGCGTGGCGATTCGTGAGGCTTTCAACCAGATACATCGTTACAGTAAAGAGAGTTTTAACAGCGAAAATTCCCTGTTTAAGTATCTGCAACTGTTTGTCATTTCTAACGGCACCGATACCCGTTATTTTGCCAACACAACAAAGCGCGATAAAAACAGTTTTGACTTCACCATGAACTGGGCGAAATCAGACAACACGCTGATTAAAGACCTCAAAGATTTTACCGCTACCTTTTTCCAGAAACATACTCTGCTTAATGTTCTGGTGAACTACAGCGTTTTTGACAGCAGTCAGACGCTACTGGTGATGCGACCGTACCAGATTGCTGCCACCGAGCGCATTCTGTGGAAAATTAAGAGCTCCTTTACAGCGAAGAACTGGTCAAAACCGGAAAGCGGTGGGTATATCTGGCACACTACCGGTTCTGGTAAAACCCTCACCAGCTTTAAAGCCGCGCGTCTGGCAACAGAGCTGGACTTTATTGATAAAGTCTTCTTCGTGGTCGACAGGAAAGACCTCGATTACCAGACCATGAAGGAATATCAGCGTTTTTCGCCAGACAGCGTCAACGGCTCGGAAAATACCGCAGGCCTTAAACGAAATCTGGATAAGGACGATAACAAAATTATCGTCACTACTATTCAGAAACTCAATAACCTGATGAAAGCAGAAAGCGACCTGCCTGTATATAATCAGCAAGTGGTGTTTATATTTGATGAATGCCACCGCAGCCAGTTTGGAGAAGCGCAGAAAAACCTGAAGAAGAAATTCAAACGCTATTATCAGTTTGGTTTTACCGGCACCCCTATTTTCCCGGAAAACGCCTTAGGCTCAGAAACAACCGCCAGCGTATTTGGTCGTGAATTGCATTCGTATGTAATTACCGATGCGATTCGTGACGAAAAAGTGCTCAAATTCAAGGTGGACTACAACGATGTGCGGCCACAGTTTAAGTCTTTAGAGACAGAAACTGACGAGAAAAAACTGAGTGCGGCTGAAAATCAGCAGGCGTTTCTTCATCCCATGCGTATTCAGGAAATCACGCAATATATTCTGAATAATTTCCGCCAGAAAACCCACCGTACCTTCCCTGGCTCAAAAGGTTTTAATGCTATGTTGGCAGTGAGCAGCGTGGATGCTGCAAAAGCCTATTACGCGACGTTTAAACGGTTACAAGAGGAAGCAGCTAATAAATCGGCCACCTATAAACCGCTGCATATTGCGACAATCTTCTCCTTTGCTGCCAATGAAGAACAAAATGCCATTGGTGAAATTTCCGATGAAACTTTTGATACCAGCGCAATGGACAGCAGTGCTAAAGAGTTTCTTGATGCTGCAATTCGTGAGTATAACAGCTATTTTAAAACTAACTTCAGCACCGACAGTAACGGTTTTCAGAACTACTATCGTGATTTAGCCCAGCGGGTTAAAAATCAGGATATCGATCTGTTAATTGTCGTGGGGATGTTTTTAACTGGCTTCGATGCTCCAATATTGAACACGCTATTCGTCGATAAAAACCTGCGTTTTCACGGCTTGATGCAGGCATTTTCCCGCACCAACCGTATTTATGATGCAACTAAAACCTTCGGTAATATCGTCACTTTCCGGGATCTGGAACGCTCAACTATTGATGCCATAACGCTGTTTGGTGACAAAAATACCAAAAATGTGGTTTTAGAAAAGAGTTATGCAGAGTATATGGAAGGCTTTACTGATGCTGCCACTGGTGAAGCTAAACGCGGCTTCATGACAGTAGTTTCAGAACTGGAACAACGGTTCCCTGACCCTACCAGTATTGAAAGTGAAAAAGAGAAGAAAGACTTCGTTAAACTGTTTGGTGAATACCTGCGTACCGAGAACATCCTGCAAAACTATGATGAATTTGCCACGCTGAAAGCCCTGCAACAAATCGATCTTAGCGATCCTGTTGCAGTAGAAAAATTCAAAGCAGAACATTATGTGGATGATGAAAAGCTCGCTGAATTGCAAACAATTCGTCTCCCTGCTGATCGCAAGATTCAGGATTATCGTTCTGCCTATAACGATATTCGCGACTGGCAGCGCCGTGAGAAAGAAGCTGAGAAAAAAGAGAAATCAACCACTGACTGGGATGACGTAGTTTTTGAGGTCGATTTGCTGAAGTCTCAGGAAATAAACCTGGATTATATCCTTGGACTGATTTTCGAACACAACAGACAAAATAAAGGCAAGGGCGAAATGATCGAAGAGGTCAAACGCTTAATTCGTTCAAGCCTAGGGAACCGTGCTAAAGAGGGCCTGGTGGTCGATTTTATTCAGCAAACGAACCTGGATGATTTACCGGACAAAGCCAGCATCATTGACGCATTCTTTACGTTTGCTCAACGCGAACAGCAACGTGAAGCAGAAGCATTGATAAAAGAAGAAAATCTTAATGAAGATGCAGCAAAACGCTATATTCGCACGTCTTTAAAACGCGAATACGCCACCGAAAATGGCACAGAATTAAACGAAACATTACCAAAACTTAGTCCGTTGAATCCGCAATATAAAACGAAAAAACAGGCAGTTTTCCAGAAAATCGTCTCGTTTATTGAGAAGTTTAAAGGCGTAGGCGGAAAAATATAGCCCAATTCGTATTTTTCTTGCGGGTTCTTAATTAAACCCGCAAGAGACCGTGGGGTTCCAAATGGCTAATATACTCCCCTTACCCATGCGCGACAATGCTGCCAAAAGTGATAGAGAACAGCCAGAAATAGATCGCGGCCATAATGATTTTGAATGCCGTGTTCATATCTTCAGCTCCTGTGATTGATTTGATACATGCCGCGCCCCTTGCGGCATGTTTTTATTTTCACCTTCTCTGCTTTAAATATCAAGATTTATTAGAGCAATTATTGCTGATGAAGAAGCGCGTTTTCATACTCCCTGACCATTAACGTAAGCACGCCGTGACGCCTGAAAACACGCGCCACTTCAATCTTATCTTCCAGCGCGAACGCAATTTTGCTTAGACCAATTTTCTTAAGGAGATCAATCTTTGCTGGACCGTCATTTCTGTCATCGGTGGCAGGACGCATAGATAGCAAAGGCTCATCCCCGTTTGTTACGTACTTTCGCAGCCAGGCTCATGTTTTATCCCTTGCGATCTCACAGCGCCCGGTTACAAACCAGACCGTGTAAACGTTATATAACTGGCGCACAATATCAATAACTGGAGTTATGGGAGTATCAGTGTCACAGGCGAGATTAAACTCGTTCCAGTCCTTTGTTAATGCACCTTTACCTGGTGGCGGAAGCAAATGCAGTCTGTCTTCAGTTGCCTCTGATATTGTTCCATCAATATCAACTATGACGATATACGGACGTTCATGGTGTGCGTGTTGGTTGAAAATACTCAAATGCCCTCCTCATTGGACGAAAAAAATGCTGGTGGGACGCACTCCACCAGCATTAAAAGTGACACTGTAACTATCAGCGAACGTAAATAGTACCGCCGTTCTCTTTTTCCCATGCATCGCTACGTGCATAGCAAACATCGAGAAGTCTTCTTGCCGCAGTTTCTTCTAAACCCAATTCAACAACCAACTGCTCATGACGGCGGGTAACTACATCAAATAGGCTATGCAGCCCTTTATTGGCCAGTTCATCAATGAATTCCGGTTCGAACGGTAGCTCTGCATCTGCCAACATAACCTCTTGCGCCCACTCGACACGGCGGACCAGTTCCGGGCGGCGGCTTTCCATCTCTTTACAGATCATTTCATGGAAGAACTCTACCCAACCTTCCGGCTGGAACTCGCGGAAAATGGCCAACGGCTGGAAGTTTGGCATCAACCATTCGTTGATACGGATATCAATGGCATAGCCCATGTCACAGCAGAACTGATAAGCAAAGTCCAGCTTAGAAACGATATAAGGACGCTCGTTATTGAACTCTTTAGGCGATGAGATTCCATAAGCCAGGAGGCGCGGGAAGAATGAGATTTGCCCTAACGTCGGATGGAGTTTGCTTGCAGGAAAACGGCGCTCAGTAATGCCATACATTTCCTTCTTGAGCATCGCAAATTTAGCATTTTCATTAACCAGCTCGGTAACCTCTGCTTTTTTATTAGCAAATGCCACGCGCGCCTCGCTTGCATCTTTAATAGCCTTTTTGAGCTGTTGGTTAAGGTCGGCGACCTGCTTACGCAGTTCCTGGCGCTCGCTTTTGGCTTTGTTATAACGTTTCTCAAGGTTAAAAGGATCAAGTTTCATGATCTCTTTATATTGAGATTTTAGTGTTGAAATCTGTGAATTCCGCAGCTCAACCATAGCGGTCATTTCATTGAGTTTTGTTTCCAACTCAATGCTTATACGTTCGGCATTATCAGCACGCTGGTTGGCGTCATGCGTCGCATCGTCGATGGCATCCTGTTGCTGGCGTTTCAAATGCTCAATTTGCAGCTGAAGATCTTCAATTTCTTTACCCTTCAGACCGAGATCCAACTGCATATTTTCAGCTGCATCTACCAGGTCGTTATGGCTATCAGCTTCTGCGTTATAAACATCAATAAGCTGTGCGTGAAGCATCTCAGCTGACTGAACCGCATTATCAAAAAAACGTGCTGTGAGGTCATCACAACTAACGCGGCGTTGCGCGGCTCGGATGTTCTGAATAATGGCCGGGATACCGGCATTCAGGACGTCAGGGATAGATACATTTTCGATTGATTGGTTTTGTGCTGAAGTGCTCATTTCAAAGTTCCGTATTAGCTTGTGCTTCGGTCATTTTTCCTAAGTATGAAGGTGGAAGGACTACGCAATTTGTATCCAGTCCCTCACCAATGGCAGCCTGTAAAATTCTGGCTAAGGTGAGTCTCTTGTTGCGATACCGGGTGATGACATGCCTGATATCGCCGGACGGTGTAACAAAGGCGATCAGCCAGTAGTGATATTTCCGTCGGAATGGCCACATAGTGCACCTTATGGATTGCTCTAATAAAAAACGTGATGAGTGTACATCACGTATTAAAAATATTGAATTATTAGAGCAATATTATTCTAATTCTCGCTCAAAAAACGAGCTAATGAGGGGAAGCCAATCCTCTGACACTTCGCGAGGCCGCGGTTTGCCGTGGAAAAAGATTATTCGGCAGTCCTTTGGTAATGTCCCATTCCCCCTGGAGTAACGCGCGCTCGCATATTTTGAACCAGGTTCCACAACATCGGCCTTGTAACTTACAAACCATCCTGGATACAGATCCTGAAATGCTGGTGTGTCATCGCCCATAACCTTCCGCAAGAACCCCTGATCCCCCCAGCACTCAGTTGTAACACAACGAGCAATCCAACCTTCCGGATCTTGCCAGAATGCACTCCAGATATGCGCTTTTACACTATTTGGTATCCACAGAGCACCGCTGCCACGATATTGTGGATGGTAAAAATCCCTAAGCATGGTGAAGTTGGTTGGTGGATTCTCAAGAATTGGGCGTATATCACCGGCAATAACCGTGTCCAAATCCAGATAGAACAGATCATCGGTTATATCAGGTCGGAACAACTCGATTTTCGCCCACCAGCCACGGCACTTTTGCCACTGGTTGATTAATGGGACAACCTTAACGCCTGGCACATGTAAACGCTTCAGGTCTGTCAGGCAAATAATTTCATAGCCTTTTGGCAGTTGATTAACCAGCCACTGCACATCGGAAGCGTTATAGTCACCACCAGAGCGAAGAACTAAAGCAATCTTCATGCTGCACCATCACCTTTCACTTTCATCAATGTCAGGTTTCCGCAAAATACGGCACCAGTGTCGATATAATGCTGATTCCAGAATGTCTTCGGGCTTTTCACCGGAGTGTGACCAAAGATAAAACGATCTGCGCCCGAAATTTCGCCACCAATATCATCCATCGAATCACTGATACGCTCGCGCGCCCAGACAACATTGAAAAGCGGCACCTCCTTACCGAATTGATATTCATTATCCGGATAGTCGGCATGAGCTATAACGATAGTTTCTTGCCCGGTGTTCAACTCAATGATATAGGGCAGTCGTCTTACCAACTCCACCAGCGCCCTGGCTAATATTTCCTGATCAGCGTCCAGCATGAAGAACCATTGACCGCCATTCATTAGCCAGTTATTCACGTTGCCATCAGGACTTAACGCATCAATCATCAGCCGCTCATGGTTGCCCATAACCGCTCTGAACCATGGCATCTGCAATAGCTCCAGGCATTTAACATTTTCGGTGCCGCGATCGATAAGGTCGCCGACCGATATCAGTAAATCCTGCGCCGGGTCAAAATCCACACGATGGAGTTCGGACATCAGTCTGGTGTAGCAACCATGCAGATCACCAACAACCCAGACATTCCTGTATTTGGTCCCGTCGAGGCACTGTTGCAAATAGTCGGTGGTGATAAACTTATCATCCCCTTTTGCTGATGGAGCT